GCCAAGCTGCCGAAGATGGCGGGTGCGGTGAGGGTTGGGAGGAAGAAGTCAGGCGGCCAAGCGGCACGACAGAACACGTTGGCAACCACGCCAGTACCAACCAAGTCAAAAGCGTCGTTTGCGGTAATTAAAAAACGAGCAAGATCTAGGCACAGAGAAAGAACACTAAGACTTATAGAGAGGTTGGGAGTCTCATCAAGGCAAGTATTAACCAGGAAAAGGATCATCAACAGACAGGGCAACCTTTTAACGGGAGGTATTGATAGGGTCGCTGTTAAACAGTTAACCACGTTGAGAACGGCGCCAAGCCAGTTTTCCAAACAAGCTCAACGGCTAAAAGCAAGAATGGATAGAGCATGGCAAAAGCGATCGACTGTACGCAACGAAATGATAGACTTACTAAAAACCATTGACACTTCGGGGCCAAAAAAGAAAAATTCGCCAGAGCGGAGTCGGCTGAATAAAATGCAGAAGTCAATTTTAACACTTGATAGGGCAGGCAATTTCTATGGCGCAAATCCGCGCATCGGGGGTAGGCGGACGCGATCTTCCCGCCGCCGCCGCCGCTAACCCGGAAACCTCCCGCAGCTCCCCACCGCTCACCCATGCCCCAGCTCCCGTGGGTCGTCGCCCCGACGATCAGGACCCGCAGCGTCTCCGCCACGGTCGATGGCCAGGACTGCACCCTGGTGTTCCCCGTGCTCGGCTGCCTCAAGGGCCGGGAGCTGGCGCACATCCGTGAGCACGAGTACCAGGCGGTGATGTACCGCGAATCCTCGCGCCTCGCTGATGCCCTGCTGGGTGAAGGCATCGAGGAAACCCAGGCGCAGCGGATCGCGATCCGCATCATCAGCACCCGCATGGGGATCCCGATCCCGCTGGAGCCGATCGAGCAGCGGGCCCTGATCCAGCACGCCGCCCTGATCGCTGATCTCAGCTGCAAGCTGCAGGACGCCTACGCGCTGCAGCGCCAACGCACGATCACCGCCCTGATCACCTCCCGCCTGGAGGGTTGCGAGGCCTGGACCGACGACGACACCGACGGGTTGCCGGAACCCGTGCAAACCGCCGTGCTGGCGTTCGCCATGGATGAACGCACCGCCAACCAGCCAGAGCAGACGCCTGAGGAGATGGTCGATGGGATGGTCGAAACCCTGGGAAAGCTCGGGCCGGGAGCTGGCGGGCTGAACCCACCGACTGGGACGGCCTCTTCTGGCGATGCCGGCGACTCTGGCCCAATGCTCTCGAGTTCAGCCCCGAACGATTCGGTGAGCTCGGGATCGACTACATCAACCGCGCGATCGAGGAAGGTGAAGCGTGGCTAGCCCAACAGCTGGAGTGGGCTGAGCTCCCCATCGCTGCCCTGGCGCGGCGGTTCGAGGCCATGCACGCCCGCGAAGGGACCACCATCCCGCCGCTTGCCGACTACTGCCTGTTCCGGCAGCCGCAGGAGGGTGAGCGGCCCCCGGCGGAAGCTGGCGCCGCAATGCTGGCCCTGATTCAGGCCGATCTGCTGCCGTCGTTCGCCCTGGTGGCCTATGAGCCGCTGGAGCGGGCCGGTCGGGATCAGCCGCCGCCGCGGCAGCTGGCCTTGATCGCCGACGATGCCGTGTTGCTGGCGCCTCGCGCTACGCCGCAAGGCTGGCAGGGGTTCCTGGTCGCTGAACACGAGGCGGCGGGGCAGGTGCGGGCGTTTCGCTGGCCTGGGGATTCAGAGCCTGCGGCGTGGCTGGCAGTCCCTGCCGCTGCCGAAGCCGCAGCAGTGTGGGCGGCGGAAGCCGCATCGCTTTCCACTCATCCCGCTCCGCACGAACCCGAGCCGCCTCCAGCTCCGCCTCTGTGATCGTCTGGAAATAGCCCAGGCTCCAATACCGCCCCTGAAACCACACCCGCGCCTGAAACGGGCGGCTGCGGCTCTGGGGGCAGTGGCAAACGCCTTTTGGGTAGCACCCAGCCACGGCTTAACGCTCTCAGTTGCTGCAAGCTTTCCGGCTGATTCCTAAGCCGCTGCTGTGGCTTAACCGATCCGGGATCACTAGCGCTGACCATTCCGTCAGCACATGGCCAAGCAGTACACCAGGGGATTCGGCTACAAGTTCTACATCCAGATCATCAAACCCACGGCGATTGATTTCGGCACTCTCAACGGTGAGCTGTCCGATTTCATGGACATCGCCACGTTGCTGAGCAACGACGCCACGGTGATTAAGACCGGCACTGGATCCACGCTCAAGATCGCAACCGGCACCGCAAGAACCCCCACCAAGGCCGCTATCGCCTCCAACGTCGGCACCCTGACCTTTGGCGCCGCCCATGGGATCGCCGCTGGCGCATCGGTGAGCGTCGCCCAAATGCCGGCACCCTTCACGAAGCTCAACGGCAACTTCACGGTGACAGCTGTCACCGCGTCGGCACCGTTCACGCTGAGCTTCGCCGTCACGGCAACAAACCAGGCCGAGGCCACGGTGAGCAAAGGCAAGCTGGTGAGCTCCTTCCTGGCGCTGGACGGCACCGATGCACCGGTGCGGTTCCTGGGCCTCACCAATGCCGCGCCGAACGAGTCCGAAACCGAGGAATCGGTGCGCGACTACGACGATGAGGCGCAGGGCTTTGATATCAGCATCGCAACGGGCAAGAGCCTGTCGTGGGCGCTTGAGGCCAACCTGGATCACCGCGATGCCGCCTATCACCTGTTCCGCATCGCCAGCAAGGACAGCGTCAGCGAAGGCCTGATGATCAAGTGGGCCCGCGTCGGCCCGCGCGGCTTCGATGAGGCCACCTACGGCTATGGCCGCTTCACCAACTTCCAGGAGAACCCCGCCGTGGGTTCGGTGGTGAAGTTCTCCAGCGGGATCAAGGTCTACGGGCCCTACGAGCTGGACTTCACCAGCTAATCATTGCCGCACAACGTGCGACTCACCGCCTCGGCGTCTTCGGATGCCGGGGCGTTTTGCCTTGGGAGCTGCTGCCGGGCCATCAGCAAAGCTTGAGCCTGGTTGACTTCCGCCATCTCCAGCACCCGCAGCGCCAGCTGTCGCAGGCTTTCCAGATCGCCGGGACCCGCCGCGTTGATCATCGCCTCAACGTGCCGATACCGGAACTGCCAGTGAAGCGGCAGCAGCTGACGGGACCCCATGAGCGGTGAGCAGTTGAGGCAGGTTGCCGGAAAGCTCCAGCATGACCACGCCCACCAGTTCACAGGAGATCTACGACCTACTGGCCGCCGATCCGGTGATCAGCGCCGAGCTTGGCACCTACCTCTCTCCTGGCGGGTCCAGCCTGCCGGCGATCTCGGTGCTCGCGGCCAACGAGAACCTCCCGCCTGGCACCGTGGCCGGCGGCATCGAGATCACCATCACCCGGATGCCGGGCCTGGCGCCACAGCTCACCCTGGGCGGGGACACGATGCTGAACCCAACCTGGCGGATCTACGTGATCGCCTGGGATGCCCTGGGCGAACTGCAGACCGTGGCTCAGCGCGTGATCGCCCTGCTACCCGGCGCCACCGCGATGGGGCTTCAGGCCGACCCACCAGGGGAGGGGCTGGGGGTGCTTGAGCAGGTGGTGATCAGCTGGACAAATCCCGCTGTCGTGCTGGAGGGGATTGAATGAGCGACTTCGTTGTAACAGCAGGCGCAGATTTCAGCGAAGTTCTCAAGGGTTTCCGCAGTCTGCCAGGGGAGGCGCAGCGGGCCGGCGAGGCGATCGGGAGGGGGTTGGGGGCCGGCATCACTGACGCAGAGAAGAACATCGGTGTCCTGGCAAGCCAGATCCGAGCACTGAAGGCGGTTCAGGCCAAGCTGCCGGTCGATTCCAGCGAGTACAAGAAAGCCCAGCGCGACATCGAGGATCTCGGACGGCGGATCAACGAACTCAAGCGCCAGAAGGTCACCCTGCAGGCTGATCCCTCCAGCATCGTTGCGCTGAATGCCCGCCTGGGCGATCTCCGCGGCGAGCTGGAGCGGGTCGCTATCGGCAGCCAGCGATTCAGGGAGCTGCAGGCCGCCGTCCGCGACACGGAACGAGAGCTGCAGAAGGCCGGCGAATCGGCTGATCAGTTCCGCCTGCTCGATGGCGTGATCCAGGGCATCGCGTTCAGCCTCACCAACAGCGTGATGGGCGCCCTCGGTGCTGCCTTCGCCAAGCTGCAGCAGTTCGTCGGCGGCTACGCGGCCCTTGACACCGAGATCAGGAAAGCCGCTGCTGCCGGCGGTGAGTCAGGCGGTTACGACAAGCTCGCGCAGGCCATCGACAAGGTCGGCATCGAGGCGGCCGGCACCCAGCAGGAAGTCGCCCAGCTGACGACAGAGCTAGTCCGCGGCGGCATGACCGTCACCCAGGCCACCCAGGCGCTCGCGGCGATCGTGCGGGGGGCGGAGGCCACCGGAACCGCCTACTCCCGCATGGCTGAGGTGACGGCGGCATCAATCAAGATCTTCGGGCTTCAGGCCGGCGACGCGACCCGGGTTGTGGATGCCCTGGTGCAGGGGGCCAACGCTTCGGCGACCAGCGCCAGCGAGATGGGCATGGCATTCAAGTACGCGGGCCCCGTCGCCAAGATCCTCGGGGTCTCGATTGAAGAGCTCGGGGTAGCCGTGGGCCTGTTGGCCAACGCCGGCATCCCCGCGGCAGAGGCTGGCGTGACCCTGCGCAATGGCCTGTCAAAGCTGGCGTCCGCTGCCCCCCAGGCCGGCAAGGGTATGGGGGATCTCACTGGTCAGGCGGCTGCAGCAGCCAGGACGATGAAGGCGCTGAACCTCGACATTTACAACGTCGACGGCACGCTCAAGCCGATGCAAGAAACGCTGCTGAAGCTCAAGGCAGCGTTTGGGCAGTTGGATCCGGCGACCAAGATCCGCATGGCCGCCAACCTATTCGGCGGGGAGGACGATGGGGCCAAGTGGCTTTCGCTGCTGGGGCTGACGGTTGAAGAGATCAAGACCCTCAGCGCCACCATGGCGAACACCAAGGGGGCGACCGACACAGCCCGCGATGCCATGCAGGGCTTCGAGATGGTCACCAAGCAGCTGGGCGGCACCCTGGACAGCCTCGGAAACTCAGTCGGCAAGGTCGGGGCTACAGCCCTGTTGCCGCTGCTGAACCTGGCCAATGCCGCCGTGGGCGCCGTGGCGGGGCTACCGGATCCGATCAAGTACACCGCCATCTCCCTGGGCCTATTCACCACCGCCACTGTTGCCGCTACGGCAGCATACGCGATATTCAAACGGGCGTTGACATATGACATGATCCAAACAGCCGGTAGAGAGATACTTGAGATGTCCAGGATATTCACCGGCGTTTTTACTAAGGCAATCGTTGCCGCTAAAATTGAGTGGATTATCTTTAGCAAGGCCGTACAAACAGAAGGCATGTTGTCCGCGATCGGTGGGTACGCGGTCGGCTTTGGTAAGCTTGCAGCCTCCATGGCCGTTGTAGTTTTAAGGTTTGCCGTGATCGCGGGAGCGATAGCGGGCATTCAGTATCTACTCAGTGGCGCCGGTGATGCGACTAACGACTTTGCGGCATCACAGAAAGCACTAGATGAGATTGTCGGGCAGGTTGAGAAGTCCACCAAGAAGGCAGCCGCAGCCATCAGCGATCAGGGTAAGGCTGCCAGGGATACCGGGCCACTGATCTTGACGTGGATCCGCAACAGCCGCGAAGAGCTCACCATGCTGCGCACTTCGCAAGAGTTTGAGAAGATGCAGGGCGGATTCACCAAGGTTCAGCAGTCTGCGCTTGCCTTCTATTCGTCGCTGCGGGGTTCGCGGTTCATCACTGATCAGCAGAAAACCCAGGCCAAGGAATACATCGATCAACTGCAGAAGATCGCCGACATTGCTAAGGCGCAGGCCTCAACCCTGCGCGGTCGCGCAGTGGAAGCCGATCGCTCCGGTGATGACAGGCTGGCGAGTCAGCTCAAGATCCTCGCCAAAGCCGCGGACGATGAGGAGCGGGGCTCCCGCAAGGCCGCAGCAGCCCTGAAGGCGCTCACCGCTGAGACCAGGGCGGCAACCGCGGCGGCAGTTGATCGCCTGGGGCCGATCCGGCAAACGATCCAGGCGGAGGAGCTGCTGAGCAGCCGCCTTCAGAACCGCATCGCCATCAGTCAATCCCTGGTGGGGCTGGCCAAGGGCCTAAGTGACGTGGAGCAGTCGCGCTACGGCGTGGTGCGGGCCAGGTTGCAGTTCGAGCTCTCGAAGCTCCAGGAGATCGGCGCAGGGGAAGACATTCTGAAGGCCAAGCGCGATGAGGTTGATCGGTTGGATCGTGCTGCGCTATCAGCCCGCTATCAGAACCTGCTGCTCCAGCAGTCCCTAGAGCAGCGGATCCTGGAGATCAACCAGGCCAAGGCCCGACTGGAGGGCCAGAAGGCGGTGAACACAGCACAGCTCGATCTACTGAAGGCGGAGGCCGAGCTGGCCAAGGAAACCGATCAGGCCAAGCGGGCCAGCCTGCAGGATGTGGTCGACAAACAGGCCCAGGCGCTCACCATCGCGCGGGAGCAGGTGGCCCTGACGGCCAGCACCCAGCCGATTGAAGCGGCCATCAGCCAGCTCACGGCCGAAACCGCACGCAACAACCTGCAGGCCGAAGCCGCGGCGAAGGGGTTCAAGATCGCCGCGAATGGCACGCTGGAGGCCATCTCTGGCATGGCCAGCGGGCTCAGCGGCGTGGCCACCTACGCCAAGCTCACGGCTGATGAGCAGGATCGCTACCGGCGGATCGCCGCCGATGCCGGCCTGGCCATCGGCCAGAACAGCCAAGGCACCTTGGCGGTTGGGCGCAGCCAGGCGGAGGTGAACACCGCCGTGGCGGAGATGAACGCCCTCCTCGATCAGTCCAAGGTCGGATTCGACGACACAGCGCGGAAGGCCTCGGATGCCGCAAGCCCGGCCGCAGCACTGGCGCAGGCCTTCACCCAGACCGGCGACAAGGCCCCGGCGCTCCTTCAGGGCGCCCAGGGCTTCGCCGAGTACCTGGCGCAGGCTGGCGGCTACGCGAACGACATCAAGGGGATCAACCTCGAAGGCAAGTTTCAATCGGTCAGCGGCAGCATGAGCAGCGCCGCCAGCTCTGCCCGGGACTTCTATGGCTACCTGCAGCAAGCAGCGAACCTCCCTGGTTCCCGATGGACTGGGGGCCCCGTGGAGGCCGGCGAAACCTATCGCGTCAACGAGCTCGGTCAGGAGATGCTGCTTGCAGCCGGGCGGTTGATGCCCATCGACGCCCCGGCCAACAGCCTCTGGCGGGCACCCTCCAGTGGAACTGTGATCCCGGCCGGGATCAGCGCACGGATCCAAGCCACAGGCGCCACGATCGCCACAGGTGCCGCGGCGCCGGCCGGCGTTGCTGAGCTGGCCCTCGAGGTTGGAAAGCTTCGGCAGGAAGTCGGCGCCCTGGCCCGGCGGGACTGGAGCATCCACGTGCAGCAACGGACAGGCCCCACCGCAAGCCAGGTGATGCAGCAGATTCAACGGCTGAGGTGATCCCATGGCGATCACGGTTGGCGGGCTGACGATCCGAGCGCTTCAGGAGTTCCCCTACGGCCATGCGGGCGACAGCCTCAATGGGCGAACGGCGCGGCGCTGGCCCGTGAAAGCAATCATGCGGCCATCGGAGTGGCTGGCGCTAGAGAACATCTATCTCACCTGGCGGGCGGCTCGGATCGCCGAACCCGACACGATGGTGTCGCTGTCGGTCGGCACCACGGTCACCACCAGCGGCAAAGCCTACGGGCTCACCTGGTCCAATGTGCCGGCGTGGTTCACCTCCCCACCAGCGGCAGCAGCTGCAGGGGGCATGCTGTCGGTTTCGTTCGAGCTGATCGACGCGGCGCAGCAACTGGCGGTGCTGACCCGCAGCGATGAGATTTCGCAGCAGCTGCAGGACAACGAATCCACCTATGGCACCTACTCGATTACTGGGCTGACCCTGAATCTCACCGCAGCGGTGGAGGCCTACCAGGACGGGCCTCGGATGGAGCTGGCGGCCACAGGCACCCATGTGATTCGGGGCCCCCTGATGGCGACCCGACTGCGCAAGGTGCAGGGCTGGACCCATGCGGCCAACGCCGGAGCCACCATCCGGACCTGGTATGAGCAGCAGATCGCAGCCACGCCAGCAGTTGGCTCCTGGTGGCCGGTGTCGCCTCCAACGACCGAGCAGACACCGGTGATCGTGGCCGGCGCCCGTGTCACACGCCATCTGATCACGCTGGAGCTAGGGCAGGTCTGATGGCGGTTGATCTGCGCCGGATCGTCGCCTGCAACCTCGGCCCGATCGTGTCGGGTGACCTGGGCTGCAACCACATCAGCGACCGCTCGGGCCTGGTGATGTGGTCCGGCAGGCTTCAATTCGACGGGATCGTGAACCCGGCGCGGGGCGCCCTGGTCGAGCTGCTGGTGGCCAGCCCCCAGCGAGGCACGGTGACGCGGTTCCCGATCCCGTTGCGGGTGATTCGCGCGGTGACGTTCGTCAAGGAGCGGCGGTCAGAGGTTGAGGTCGGCTGCAAGCTGACGTTGATGAAGGAACGCAAGGACCAGGCGCAGTATTTCGCCAACTATTACACGCCGTCGTGGTACACCGAAACGCGAAACGCCGGATTCTCGGAAGAGGCGATTAACAGGATCGCACCACGGCCGATTTATACACATCAGATGCTGCTTCACTGCCTCGGCAAGCTTGGGCTGACACTGGCCGGAACCAGCGAGCAGCTGTCGTTCAGCGTTCTCAGGAACAGCATTGATCTGTCACAGGGCTACATCCAGGTGATGGGTGATCTGATCCGGTCGGAATGCTGCTATGGCCGAATCCTGCCAGATGAAAGCTTCCAGATCGTCAGGATGAACCTGGCCAAGGGCGGCAAGGGGCCAATCCTGCGTGATTACAACCTGATCAGCATTGATCCGATCACCACAGGGGCGGAGCCGGCAGATTATTACACTGTGCGATATTCGGCTATTCAGATCAAGTTCAACCCGGAGGACCCCGCATCTCCTGGCGGTGGTGGCGGTGGTGGCGGTGGTGGCAGCCCAGCGGACCCCAATGACCCAATATCACCGGGGTCCGACTGGACCGAAAGCGAAACAATCTCACCGCCAAACAAGATTGAGATCAGCTATGCGCCCGTGGTTAACAATACCAAAGTTGAGCGCAGGGTAACACTGACAAGTACGACGCGAGCAAGTAGTAGAAGCGAATATGAATCTATCCTCTACGAAGATGCCGGCGGCAAGCAGCAACAGCGAGATGTGCTGTTGAAAAAGACAGATACAACCTGGGCGACCATTGCATCTGTGAACCAGGCCTATGTGGCGTGGTGCCTTGAAAATGGTCGCGGGTTGCCAAGTGGCGGAGCGAAGTCGGAAAATATCACTTACTACAAATACTACGTTGGCACCGACGGGCCAGTGCTGTTTGAGGAAACGACAGAGCAGTACATCAGCGAAGCCCAGTTCGCTGGCGGGTTGCAGTTGTATAGCTACGCCGGCTATCAACCGTCCGGGGAAAAACAGATTCTTTCAGAACGCACCATTAGAACTACGCTAGCGTTTAAGACAGCGCAGGGGCGCGACTATACCCAGGTCAAAACAAGCCGATGGATGGCACGCGGTGTTAACGCAGAAGGCAAGCAAGACATCGCCGGTTTCATCGGTAAAGCCAAAGAGTTGATTGATGTTGATCCGACAATCGTGGCCAGGGTTGCTGCGGGTGCGGTTGCTTTGGTATTTGAAGGCACGGAGGTTCAAAATGAAACCGGTAGGCTTGCGCTACCAAGTAAGCCAACCGATCAGGAGCTAGCAGCAGATAGAGCTCAGAATGAGGAATCTCCGCCAGAAGCGCTTACATCGCCAAGTCCACAGGTTATCGACTCAGCCAGCAAAAATAAGTCAGGAGCAGAATACACCACAACATCAGAGCGCACGTTTATCGCCCGTGCTGTTTTTGATGAGCAGCAGTACACCAACTCAGACACTACAAAGGTCGCTGTCTACAGCATGCCGTACTCTCCAGATGATATGTATATCGTCAATGCGCAAGGGAAGGTGAATGGATTCAGGGCGGGATCCAATGGCGCCGCTCAGCGGTTTGGTGCACTTGAAAATGCCCTTGATATTGGCCACGCCTATGGGTGCAATATCGTCACAGGGTTCGATGAAATGCCGTCGTTACCGATGGCGCCCGTCTATGTCCGTCAGGCCGGCATCGAGGCGGCATTCTTGACCGATTCGATCAGCTATGCCTTTGATGGTGATGGCATGGTGGTGTCGGCCGATCTGATGCTGCTTGGGGTCACCGGCTACTACGGGGCCAACCCGCCAGCAGTGAGCTGGGTGCGGCTGCCAGTGCCCCCCGCAGGCCTGAACCAGCTCGACGACGGCACCACGGAAGCCAACTACGCCAAGGCCAACACGATCAGCATCCCGGCCGGGTTTGACCCCACCGCTCCGGGGCCGACTTTTGCAGCGCTGCCCGCCAACGGGGTCGACGTGTTCTCCTCCTGGCGGGATCAGCCCCATATCGTCGGGCCAACGCTGGAGGTAGTAACCAGCGAGACGGCCATCAGTGTTACCGGCGACACGGTGGAATACCCCTATGAGCTGTTCTTGGAACCAGTGATCAGCGAAACCGGTATCAGCGTCACCGGTGATTCAGTGGTGAGCCCTGCGTTCTATTCGGTTGAGATTCCGACGGCCGTGGTTGAGGTTGTGGCATTGGCGCCAGCAACTGAAATCAACGTGATCGCAAGTATCCCGGCCGCGATGGTCAACATCGACGCACTGGTGCCAGTGATTGAAGTACCGGCCCTGATTGACGTGCCGTCGGCAACGGTGAATATCTACGCCATGGCGCCAGCCGTTGAGGTGCCGGTTGTGATTGATGTGCCGGTTGCCGTGGTTGACGTTGTGGCGCCAACGCCAGCCGTTGAGATACCGATTGCTCCGGTGTTGCTATTGCGCATGGACGGGTCGAATGGATCGACAACGTTTACGGATGACAGTCCAAATAATTTCACTATCACAAGGACGGCTAATAGCGGCGACTATCCTCTGATCTCAACCGCTCAAAGCAAGTACGGCGGAGCTTCTGCTTATTTTAATCAAGGATCGGGCGCCGCGTATCTGCAAACACCATCTTCAACACTGCTTGACCCAAGCGGTAAATCCTTTACCATTGAATGCTGGGTTTACAACGTCTCAACTGGCGGATACAATAGCGTGTTTGGCTATAGATCTGGATTTAACATTACACTGTTTACTGTTATGATGGTAGGAACTGGAGTGCGGATCCTCGTGGGATCGGCTGCTCTAAATAGTTGGAGCGACATTTGGGAATCAAGCCCAGGGATTGCCTCTTACAACACATGGTCACATATCAGGCTTGTTGGTGATGGCAGCACGCTGACGCTGGCTGTAAACGGATCGGCCGTGCGGACAACAGCCCAGCCGGCATGGTCCGCAGCAAGCAGGATTCTCTACATCGGCGCTGATCCCGACGGGCGAATGTCTGGATACATCGATGACCTGCGCTTCTCCCCCGTGGCGCTGCAGGCAGACGGTTTCACCCCGCCAGGCGCGTTCTAATTACTCAATGGATCGGCCCATGGGGCCACGGAAAGCTAAGGCAGCTTCCGCCCCTCGCTTGTGGCCGAGACCATCACGCTTTACGACCACACCATAAACAGGTTCGCATCTGGCGCCAACGCGGCTGGCGACACCTACAAGCTCATCCTGTGCACGGCGTTGACAATCAACACCACGCATACCCAGCTGTCGCAGATCACCTACACCGAGGTGGCCAGCGGCAATGGTTACACCACTGGCGGGGCCACGCTTCAAAACGTGAACTTCGCGCAGGCGAACACGACTGATTCGCGATTCGATGCAGATGATGTTCAGTGGACTGCCGGATCGTCTCCACTGTCGGCAACCCATGCGCTGCTGGTGAATACCACCGACGCAAATATCCCACCAGTGGCGGCAATCAACTTCGACGGCACCAAGACGACGCCAGCGAATCAACTATTTACGGTTCGGTGGAATGCCGAAGGCATCATCCGCTTCCGTAAGCCTGTTTGATCATGGCTCAAACAGTAACCCCAGGTGAACTTGAGTTCATCTACGCCTATGCCTTTGCGGGCAAGGCATTCAAGATCTTTGCAGCCATAAAAGGCAGCTTAACGATCAACAGCACGTTGGCAGAGTGGGAGGCTGCAGAGCTGCCAACCACCAACGGCTATCTGCCGATCACGGGCACCATTGGCAGCGGCACCTACAACGCCACGACTGGCAAGTTTGCGGCGCCAACCATTGCAGGCCAGTTCAAGGGCAGCGGCGCCGGGTTCACCTATGACGCCGTGGTGATCAAGGTGGCAGGTCGCACCAAGCCCCATTCAGTGGACATCCTCGATGTGCCTGTGGTGCTGGCAGCAAGTCAGGCAAAGCTTTATGAGCACACTTTTGTCGCAAAGTTGTGAGCCCAGCTGTCAACATCACGCTAGAAGAGGTACCATTTGCCATTTTGGAGGCGGTAAAGGCTAGAATCCTTGAAAATCGTCGAAAACTGGGCGAGAGCAGTAAGCGGAGGCCGTCCACGCGGCCAAAGCCACAGTTTCGCATGTTTGGCGCAAGTGATCGACACTGGAGTAGACCGCGTTATGCGACGAATGTAGACGCAGAGGAGTATAAGGGGGATAAGCGGATTGTATATGTAACGACGGCCTGGGAATTGGGATTTAATTTAGTGAGTAGATGGAATAACGTAGTTGGCACTGAACTCACGCAAAAGTCAACTATACTAAAAAGCCTGATAACGCCTATAATTTTAGCTGAGCCTGAAACTTCGTATTTTGATCAAAGCACTCGCGTGTATAAAGTGTGGTACAAATATAGCGATGAAGGGGTGTTCCCGCCTTCGGCCGAGATTCCAGGAGACCCGGGTTCGTGGTTCGGCTATGATCCACTTACTACTGGTTTTACAAATGAACAAGTAGAAGCCATATACCAAACATCGTATAGACCGCAATGGATTCAAAGGGTAGCAGCGTTTCTAAGCGCGTATGGAGGGAGGTATTTAGGCTTTCCTGAAGTCAGAAGGTCGCAGATTGATTTAGTGCTTACTGGAAGCACAGAGCAGGTGTTCTCAGGAAGTGGATACGAGCGCGTTAGCACTGGTATTCTTGATGTCGATGTCTTTCAAGGTCAACACGTAGTCAAGATCAAAAGCTATCAGACGGTTTCAAATAAGTTCGATCTGGTTCTAGGCTCAAATCAGCTTGATGGAAGGCTTGCGGAAATAGGCGGCAACAAGTATGTCATCATTGAATCCAATCAGACCGACACCGGCGAGTGCTTAGTGAGATTAAGAAAGGAGGATTCCAGTCAAGGCATCCTTGATTACACAGCAGCCGGGTCAAGGGTGGACATTTTTGCGTATTGGGAAGAGTCCAAGATTTACCAGCGGCCAACAGCTGTTGCTCTCAGCGGCTACCAGCAGGTCATCCCTGGTTCTGAACTGCCATGAACGAAACACCACGGCCGCAGCCCATCACCCTGACCGATCAACAGGCCGCCTTGATCGAAATCGCCCAACTGCGCATTGCCTCCAATCGGCTGCGGATGACCGAACAACGTGAGAACGGAAAGCTAAAGGGCACCGTGGCGTGATGCCCAATGCCGTTCAATCTCTACCGCAGCAAGCTCACAGGGGAGATCCCTGATCTGCTGCCCCTGTTCACAGTCGATCAGCAGCCAGCCGATGAAGCCGACGGCGGCGGAACCGATCCTTCAGCCTCTGGCGGGCCCAACGATACCGGCACCGATGACCTGGCCGGATTGCGTAAGGCGCTGACTTCTGAACGTGAGCAACGACGCGCGGAGGCAGCTGAACTCAAGCGACTCAGGCGGGAGCTTGCGGAGGTTGGAGACAAGAACCCCAAGCTCCTAGAGGAAGCCAAGCAGAGGGTGCAGGAAGCGCAGGATCGCGCGGACACAGCAGAGCAGTTGGCGAATGCCAGGGTTCGGGAGGCTGAAGCAAAGCACGAGGCGATCCTTGCCAAGCGCACGGCGGACCTGGAGGCCAAGACACGAGACGCCGAACGGGCTGCGCTCAAGGTCAAGACAGAGCGGATCTACCTCGCCAATGAAGGCCGATCGGAGGCCAGCAGCATTGATGGCAGCACTCCCTTCGACTACCTCTGGCAGGTCTTTGGCGGCCAGTTTGCGGAGGACGAGCGGGGGATTCACCTGATCGATGCGACGGGCAATCCGCAGATCGATACCGAGACCGGGAAGCGCATCACGCCGGCTGATCTGTTCCAGAAGCTTCGCGACGATCCCGTGCATGGCGTGTCCTTCAAGCCTCGCTTCGGTAGCGGTTCCGGTGTGCGTGCGGGACGCGATGGCCGGGTGACAACGCCTGAACAGCTCGACGGACTCAAGACAAGCCAGCTGCTTCAGATGGGGCTGCGCAACGCCAGGAAAACGGCTTAAAGGCGCTGGGCAGGTTGAGGGCGTGGAGGCGGGATGCCCCACGCCCCGGCGTGACGCCGTTCATCCAACCTGCACCCGGTATTCATGGGCCTCACTTTCCTGGAGGCGCGGAAGAGCGAAGTAGACCCGCTCCGCCGTGCTCTCATCAATGAGCTTTCACAAGGCGAACTCCTCGGCATCATCCCATTTGAAAATGTGGAGAACGGAGGAGTCCAGTACAACCAGACCGCTGAACTCCCGTCGGTCGCATTTCGTGGAGTCAACGAAGTTCTGCCAAGCGGCTATGGGGTGATCAATCCCCAGTTTGAAGCCTGGAAAATGATGGGCGGTGACATTGACGTGGACACGTCGATCATCAACACCCAAGGCGAAGGAGAGATCGCCAAGCAGGTCACCATGGGCATTCAGTCCATGCGGATGGCCTTTGAAGACAAGTTCATCAATGGCGATGAAACCCTCAATCCTCGCGAGTTTGATGGCCTCAAGAAGCGCGTTCCGATTGGCTCAAGCCAGGCCATCAGTGCCGGCGGCGCTTTGTCGCTGACGAAGCTCGACGAGCTGATTGACGCATGCGATGCGGCTGGCGGACAACAAAAAGTCCTGGTAATGAACCGGACCATTGCCCGACTCCTCAACGCTGCCAGCCGCGACACCACAAAGAGCGGATTTATCGTGCACGACCGCGATCAGTTTGGCCGCCGTGTTGCCACGTATAACGATTGCCTGATCGTTCGTACGATGGTCAACGGGCAAAACCAAGAGGTTCAGCCGTTTACAGAATCCGGCAGTTCCACCAGTGTCTATTGCATCTCCTTCGGTGATCTGCTGACCACCGCTATCCAAGGTCGCGTCGGCCAGCAGTTTGGCCCCAGCATCAGGCCCCTTGGCGAGGTTGATGACGCCCCGGTCAACCGCACCCGCCTGGAGTGGTACGCCGGACTTGCTATCTACCACGGTCGTTCCGTGGCGCGGCTGCATGGCGTCACCAACGCGGCTGTCATCGCCTAATTCACCTCGGAGGACACTCAACCATGGGACAAAGATCAACCGGCCTACCTAATCGCAGGGGGTTTCTCCTTGACGCATCCACCGTCCTGGTGGGTGCTGTCGCTGGCGGCACCAAGGGCCGACCTGCTGCTACTCGCACCGGTGCAGCCCTGCTGCTGAACACCCGCCTCGAAGCCAACAACGCAATTCGCATCTTGGCTTCACCGCAGTCCAGCAACTCCGCCGGGGGCTGGATCATCGAGGCTGCTCATGTTCCCGAGGGTGGGGACCTGACGGGTGCCAGCACCTACGCCCCCATCGCAACAATCACCGTTACGGCCGGCCAGCCCGCGACCGAGGTGATCCTCGGCGGTGATCAGATCCGCAAGGCTGTCGCTACCGCTGGCAGCCTCACCGGCGACGTGCGGGTGGTGGCTGTCCGGGCTACCGCTGGCACCGGATCTAACGGCGTGGCGGTTCCCGCTGGGACCAACACCGTGATGATTCAGCCGCTGGCGATGTGCTGAAAACCGGGGCCCAACAGGGCCCCTTCACCATTTGAGGCACCGAGATGAACGTTTCGATCTGCCCAGGGATGACCGTAGCCGACACGCTGCGGGCCATGGGCCAGGACCCGCCAGGGGTGGAGCAGGGTCAGGGTCAGGAGCCCAAGCGAGCTCGCGCCGCTGGCGGGAAGTTCCGCGGCGACAACCCGGCGACGCCGGAGGTTAATGAGGCCTGGGAGCCGGAAAGCTGAGGCATGGCGCTCCCAGAAACCTACGCTTTCCCGATCGAGCAAGGTGCACCAGCTGAGCTGCACCTGAGGTTGAAGAGCGAGGAGTTGGAGGGCAATCCTCCAGTTCCCCTCACCGGATACAGCGCGAACTGGGAGATCTGGGATCCCAAGCGGCGGAAGAAATATGCAGAGGTGGCCGTGGATTGGCCTGATCGTCTCGACGGGCAGGTGCGCGGCAGGCTGACGGCTCAGCAGACGCTGGTGATCCCCACTAAAGCGGGGAAAGCGATTCACGATCTGCACCTATTCCCACCAGTCGGGGACAGTTTCTACGTAATCAAAGGCGCGGTCGTCGCCGAAGTCCGTGTTTCGAGGGATGCGCCGTGATCGTCGAAGTTCTGATCCCTGGCATTCCTGGCCCTCCGGGGACCGGCGGGGGTGGTGTTTCGGTAAGCCTGGGCGCCACTGTGGCCGACGTGCTGGGGCTGACGGGGCAGCAGCTGACAGCCGATGACCCCGGGGCGGGTGCTGATCGGTTGGTGTTCTGGGACCACTCAGCCGGACGCCTGCGGCATCTGGCGCTCGGCGCCAACCTGACGATCACCGACACCACCATCGGCGCTGCCGGGGCCCAGGGCCCCGCCGGCCCACAGGGCCCGCAGGGCCCGACCGGGGCCACCGGGGCGGCGGGCCCTGCTGGAGCAGCAGGGACAGCGGGCGCGAAGGGCGACACTGGAGCGACTGGTCCCCAGGGCCCTGCCGGCCCTGCTGGCCCTGCTGGCGCTCAAGGCCCTGCTGGCGCTCAAGGCCCTGCTGGTGCTCAGGGGCCGGCCGGCGCCACAGGCCCTGCTGGAGCAGACGGCACCGGATTCGTGATCCGTGGCACCGTCGCAACGGTTGCGGCTCTGAGCACGATCCAGGGCGCTGCAATCGGTGATGCCTACAAGGTCACAGGCACAGGCGATGTCCACGTCTGGAGCGGTTCTGCGTGGGTGAACCTGGGGCCAATCCAGGGCCCGCAAGGCCCTGCTGGCCCGACCGGGACCACTGGTCCTCAAGGCCCTGCTGGCCAAACTGGAGCGACAGGACCAGCTGGGGCCAAGGGCGACACAGGAGCAACTGGCCCTGCTGGCCCCGCCGGAACGAATGGCAGCGACGCCTATGAGGTAGCTGTTGCTCAGGGGTTTACCGGCACACGCACGCAATGGCTGGCGTCCCTGGTCGGCGCCCAGGGACCCACTGGTCCGGCAGGCCCTGCGGGGCCAACCGGAGCAACAGGCGCTACTGGGCCCCAAGGGCCTCAGGGCTTGAATGGCGACACCGGGGCAACAGGGCCACAGGGCCCCGCCGGCCCACAGGGTCCGGCCGGACCAGTTGGGGCAACAGGGCCGGCCGGCGCTGCCGGCAGCAGCGCCTACCAGGTGGCTGTGGCCAATGGGTTCTCCGGCACTGAGGCGCAGTGGCTGGCGTCCCTGGTCGGCACTGCCGGCGCCCAGGGCCCGCAGGGCCCGACCGGGGCCACCGGGGCGGCGGGCACCACCGGGGCCACCGGCGCCACCGGGGCGACTGGAGCCGCAGCCACCGTCGAAATCGGCACGGTCACCACTGGAGCAGCTGGATCGCTGGCAAGCGTGACCAACAGCGGCACCAGCTCTGCCGCCGTTTTCAATTTCACAATCCCCCGAGGTGACACCGGCGCCTCGGGTACTGGCGGTGGCAGCTCCACAGCCGTGCGCATCGACTCCACGTCTACCGCGAACACGGTCTATGTCGGCAAGGCCCCGGCTGGTTCCAGCGAGGCTGCGGCCGTGTGGTCAATCACCAGGACCCAGTTCAGTGCTGCCGGGGTCCAGACCGGCAGCAGCACTATCACGGCTGTCACCTGGACAGGCCGCACGACCCACGCCTACTGATCATGGCTATTCCAAACCCACAGCCACTGTACAACGGGATTGAATACCCGTATTTCAGCGTTGAGCTAGCGCTGAGCACACGCCCAGTCGGGCTCGATATGGAGGTGGGTTTGGTGGTGACCTTGACCCCGTATCGAGTCACCGGCGATGGCGTGGATGTCCTAACTCCCTACACGGTCACTGATGAGGATGGCATCGAGACACAGGTGGGTCGCATGACCATGGTGTTTGGCAATGCCAGGACGCAGGCACAAACGAATCCACGCTTAGCCGCTTTTCTGTCAGCAATCGAGACTGCAGGACAACAGTACATCCTTGGGGGGACCAATGGCTGACATCAGAGCTACTCAGGCCGGGGATTTTGGCCTTGGATCTACGTGGGTTGGCGGGAACGTCCCTGGATCCGGGGATGTCGCCTTCTCCAATGGGTTTACCATCCCTGTCAGCGATACCAGGACAGTTCAGGCGATCAGCAATGCTGCGGGAACCAGCATCAGCGCTGGCGGCAGCTTCGTTTTAACGAACGGAGCTAACCTCACATGCACCAACGCAAGCGGAATCATTCAAGGCGTTACTACGGCAAGTTGCGTAACCACTAGCCTAACGGTAGGCCAGACTGCTACTTTAACGGCAACCAATTCCGTAGCCCCAGCCTCTGGGGCTACGGCGATAAACATAACCGGGAATGGAACCATAAATCTGGTTGGCAACTACACAGCGGCAAGCTTTGCTTCCCTGACCATTGCCAACAGCTTTGTTGGCACCCTGAACATAACAGGGTCGATCTCTGCGGCTTCTGGATTTAACATATCTGGAGTGTCCCTTTCGGCGGGAGCTGGGGCGGTGATAAACCACACCGGCAACATAACCGGAAGTACGAGCGGCGGTGCTACTTCTTACGGGCTGGTGGCCAATGCCGCATTTGCGGGAACATGGATCACAACGGGGAACATCACAGCCGGGTCAACCGGCAGCTCCTCTGGCGCAGCCATTGTCAACAACAGCACAATTGGAATTGTCAGGATCAATGGAATAGTGCAGGCGTCTACATTCCGGCCAGCGGTTGATGCTGGCGTGATTGGCCAGAATACCCAGCTATCAGGACCGTTCCTGATTTCATCGAATAACGTAAATCCGGTAGTGGCCCTGAGCTGGCGATTTACGCCCGCTCAGCCTGCGACGTATTATCAGGTCTGGACGTCTACGGGAGCGACGGTTAGATCGTTATACCCAGCGGATGCGCTGCCCAGCGGCAACTATCCGGCCGCTGCGAATACGCGCAGCGGGACCGTCTACGGACCCAACCTAGAGATCACGGGAACAATGGCTGTTCCTGCTGCGGGCAGTGTCGCCCTAGGAGTCGCAGTTGACAATACCGTTGGCACTGCTGTCCTGACGTCGGCCAACGTTGTAACAGCCCTGGGTCAGTTTGCATCCGGTAGGCTGGCCAATGTTGCCACGGTCGACACCACCGGGTTTCAAATCCAGGCGGCAGTCAGCGCATGACCAGCCGCCGTCGCAATAACAACATAAGGAGGTCGGATGAGAGAATCTGACCTTTTACCGTTTTACAACCGCCTCGCCAAGCTCGAAGGCTTGATGGAGGCCGTGCATTTGTCCTTACAGGACAGTCGGCGCGAAGCCACAAGGTACCTACAGCGCGTGGATCAGCTGGAGAGTAGGCAGCTTGATATTGAACGCAGGATGGTTACATTTGAACAGTTTCAAGAGCTATCCAGCAAGGTAAGCACATTAGTCATCAATGATACAACAAGAGGCGAAAACGCTAGGTTAATTCAAGAGCTGTCAAGCAAGGTAGCCACACTTGAGAAAGGCGAAGCAGAAAGAATAGGTGGTGACAAAGAGAAGAAAAATGGCGTATCAACACTGCAGTTCTACCTAACACTGTCCGTTGCCATTGCTGCGTCAATCATTGCACTTGGTCAGGCGGTGCTACCCTCGCTGATCAATCAACCGGCACCGCAGCAGACAATCTCACCGCCCCACGCCAAGCCATGAGCAACACCATCGTCAGGGCCTTAGTGGGTTGCGCAGTCATCTCCGCGCTAGGTGGGTTCGGCGCTCCCCTGTTTTGCGGCGGACGCGGGGCAGAATGCACTGATCAATGGCGGCAAGCTTCAATGGGCGCCCTGGCAGCTTCTGCCAGCCTCGGGACCCTGCTCGCCCGCCCCCCTGGTGGGCCTGGGGCCGAGCCCTGAGCCGGTCCGCTGCCGGAAACCTGCCGCAACGGTGCTCCCCGTCATGCCGGATCTTGCTTCAGCAGCAGCTCAATTCACCAACCAACCCCGTCAGCTCGCCGCGTTTCGCGCCGTTGATCAGCTGCTGACATCACAGCAACGGGATGAGTTCTGGGTCACCTTCAACGGCACAAACCCGCCGGCTACCGAGGCGCCGGTAGCTGATCAAGGTGGTTGGCTGGCTCAATGCCTCAAGATCGTCCAGGAGTTCGAGGGGTGCAGGCTGGCGGCCTACCCCGATCCCGCCAGTGGTGGAGAACCGTGGACGATTGGGTGGGGCACCACCACCTACTCCAACGGTCAACGGGTGAAACAGGGCGATCGAATCACCCAGGCTCAAGCTGATTCGCTGCTGATCACCAGGCTTACGGGTGACTGGCAGGTGCAGGCCAAGCGGATCCCGACATGGGGCCGGATGACCCAGAATCAACGCGCTGCGCTTGTTAGCTTCAGCTACAACTGCGGTGCGGCGTGGTTCGGCAGCGAAGGATTTAACACCCTGACCTCGGTGGTGCGGGCCGCTGATTGGCCAGCTGTACCCAAGACCCTGATGCTCTACGTCAACCCTGGCAGCTCAGTGGAAGCCGGCCTTCGGCGGCGGCGGCGGGCCGAGGGGGCATTGTTCGCTGGACAGGCGTCAGCTCCTGCGGTGGCGGGACGCATGGTCGGACCCGGCAAGCGGCCAGATCTGAAGCCAGGCGATCACCACCTGATCGCCAACGACGTGAACCAGACCATCACGGCTTACACCCACGATGGCGTCAAGGTTTGGCAGGTGCCATGCCTGTGCCGTGGGCAGGGCGGAGAATCGGAGTGGAACACCACCGGTAGCGACACACCACCCGGCCTCTACCTCGTCGGCAAGGTCCACCGCGATTACGACGATGACCCCTCAGAGCGGTTCAGCGAGGAGCGGCAGTCCTACGGCTGGTATTCGCTCGACTTGATGGGCCAGGAGGGCCAGGAGGGCCCCGGAAGCCGCAACGGGCGCGATGGGATCATGATCCATGGCGGCGGCACGGCTTGCGGCTTTCCCGGGGCCTGGGCGCCGCGGCAAGAGCTGCACCCGACCCTGGGCTGCATCCGGATGCACAACGAGGACATTCGCGATCGCGTGCTGCCGTTGCTGCTGCTCGGGCGGATCTGGGTCAGCGTCTATCAGGAGGCGCCGCCAGCCTGAGGCCACGGCGGGGGCTCGATACCGCGGGAGCGGCACAGGGCCTCAAAGCAGGCCTGAGCTCGTGGGATCGTGGACTCCACCACGCAGACCCCGCCGGAGCAGATTCGCCACGCCACTCCCCCGTCCTGGCGGGTGGTCACGTCGGTAACAGGGAGATCGGCCATGGCTTCAGGTTGCCAGGAAGTGGGCGCGAGGCGCGGGGCGCAGGGTGAACAGAAATGCACCATCGCCGAAAACCATTGCGGTGACTGGGCTGGAAATACGATATTCGCGAAATCTCGGAGGATCTGTACGCAGCAGTCCTAGCAAGGCGAATCGCTGAAACTGACTGCAGCGCAAGAGGACTGGGCGCATGATGGAGCCCGTTGCAAGTGTCAGCAAGGCTCAGCAAGTGTCAGCACGTGCAACCGTGATGCACGCGGTTTTCATCGGCTGAGACCGCTCATCCCGTCCGCGTCGTATTCGCTCCCATGGCATCGCTCAACATCTACCGGGGCCGGCTCTACCTGCTGGCCAGGGTGCCCAGGCGTGATGGACGGCCGGGATTGGCGCAGGCACGGATCGCCTTGCGGATGGACGACACGCCGGTCAACCGCAGGGCGGCAGCCAAGCAGCTGCAGACCCTGGAGCGGCAGCTGCGCGAGGGTTCGTTCAGCTGGGCCTACTGGAGCGATCAATCCGAGGGGTTGACCTGGCGGGAGGCAATCGCCAAGCTCTACCGAGCTCGGGTGGTGCTGGGGCGGACCAGTGAGACCACGTGGGAGATCAACTACATGGGGCGACTTCGACGGATCCCGCCAGATAGTGAATGCACAACGGAAAGCATTGCCGCAGCACTTGAGCGTTACAGCCGCAATAGCTGCAGCTACAAGGAGCTGTTCTATCTGCTACGGCATCTTTCGCGGTTGGCTGCTGTGCCGTTTCCGGAAATGCCAGTTCCAACCTATTCACAGGCCGAGCTAGTGCCAGTTCCAACCGATGACCAGATCGTGGCCTGGGTTGAGAGCGCGGGGCCAGCCGGCTGGTACTTCGGCATGATGGCCACCTATGGCTTGCGCCCCCACGAGATCGAGGGGGCGGTGCTGATCGAACGGGATTACTGCCAGGTCCAAGACGCCACGAAGACGGGCTTTCGCACCGTGATCCCGCTGCCTCGCGAGTGGGTGGATCGGTTCCGGCTGCATGATCGGCGGCTGCGGCCAACCCTCCAGGGAGCGGCGCACGATCGGGTCGACGCGGTGGCGAAGTGGCTGAGCAAGGAGCTGCGCCGGCTAGGCCTCCCGTGGCGACCCTATGCGCTCCGGCATGCGTTTGCCGGCAGGCTGTGGCGGGAGGGTGGTAGCAGGTTGGACATCTACACCGCTGCCAGGCTGATGGGGCATTCAGCGACTCAGCACTCCCGCACCTACCGGGCGCACATCCAGCCGCATGCGGTGGCGGAGGCGGCGGAGAGGGCGTTGATGGGGGAGTAATCAGCGCCAGGTTCTGTGCTTCTCAGCAACCCATTCGTTGCCGTCGTAGCTCTCAATTTCCCATTCAACATCGTCGGGAATCTCGACAACTATCAACGATGCAAGGCTGCCGCTTGCGCGTTCCCCCAGCTTTTCGACGCAGGCAACAAGACTGGGATCATTGCGTTTGATTTTGCCAGCAAAACCATAGCCGTCCCACTCAAGGCCAAGCTCTTGATAGGCGGCTTCCGACAGGGAGTAGCCGCCGTACTCGTTGTTGATGACAATCTTCATGGCGCGGTGGTGGCAATGGGTTGATTCTGTATGGCTCCGGGGACGATAGCCCCCACGTTCACCCGCACCATCCGGCGCTGGGCGTTGACGGGGGCGAGGTTGATCAGCTCACGGCCCCACCGCCAGCGGCTGCGACGGTTGGCGTCAGCTTCGGCGATCAAGCGATTGATGTGGCTGACGCTGACGCCCAAGGCATCGGCCGCCTCTTCCTTGGTGAGCAAGCGGCGGGGTTCAGTCATCACCAGGACTCACGATCACGCCCGACCGCGTCCAGGAGACGCGACCCGGCGGAAGGTTTACGGGATCGGCCTGGAACGTCTCCCAGACCCGATGGCACCGTGCGCAACTGTGCATCCTGACCTGGCCAACATCAGATGGGATCCGCCTGGTTCGCTCACATTCATGCTTCCTGGATCGGAAGCCGCAATGAGCGCACGTGAGGGGAACGGTTTTCACTAGACGTCGCCCTCCAGCTTGGCGGCGATGGCGGCCAACACGCGGCGATCGTTCGGCAGGTGGTGGGCAGCAGCGCGGAGGGCGGCGGCGACCTGGCGGCGGCGATAGGCGGGATAGTAGCAAGAACCCAGCGGAACATTGATAAACGCATGCATTACAGCCTGCGCGGCGGGGGAGAAGGATTTAGTCATCGATTGGCCTCCAGCTCGTCCAGGTTCACGGTCGGAACATCGTTCCATTCGATGCCGCTCTCACGGCCCTGCACCCATCGGCTCCCAGCCTGAAGAATCAGCTCACCATTGCGGCGGGCCAGTCGCCAAGCGGTGGGGGAATAGGTCACCCGTGCTGCTAATAAGCCGCCTGCCACGGTGATGGCGGCGGGGGAGAGGGGGCTGGTCATCGGTCAGCCTCTTCACGCAGCCTGCGTCTGGTGCGAAATAAGCCCTCTTCATCGGCCCATTCCGCAATTTCAAGTATCGCTTGACGGGCGAACACGGGATCAGTGCCGGACGGTAGCCGTCTGAGCACGCGCTCAACAAGCCCCGACGGCACCGCCACTGGATCACCAGCAGGCGAAGGCGGTGGGGTGGGCTCAACGGTGGCCGACCCGTGGACAGGGATGCCGTCTAGGCAATCCTGAACGCTCATTGATTCACGGGCCCAGCGGGTTGCCGCGTCCATTTGCTTGTCGGTCATGCGGTCGTGCTGCCCCATGCCCAGGTAGCGCCTGATGGGCTGTCCTACCGGGCTGCCTGCACCCAGGTGATTAAACAACACCCAGAGCAAAGGGGCTACGTCGGTGAGCTCGTAGGTGGGTGACGGGGCGGGAGGCTCCTCCTGGCGGGGCTGGGCTGCGCCAGGGAAGGCGTACAGAATGTATTCCCCAATGGGTAGATCTTCGACGCTGGGGATCCATGCGAGAACCGAGGCATTGCAACCTAGACCGGGTTTTCTCCGTACCCACAGCACGGGAACCATTTCCTCTTTCTGGCGGGGCTGGGCGCTGTGCTGGCGGCCGTGGTCGTAGACGGCGCGAAAGCCTGGGATCGCCGAAGCGCCACGTGCGCCTACGTAAAACGTCTCGATCAGCTCCTCATCCGTGGCCACCATTTCCGTGACGCCACGGAAATGGTCGGCGGCGGGCGCTGGCTGTGTGGTGGCGGCGGCTTCCAGGGCGGCGATGCGCTGTTCGTGATGCAAAGCAACAAGGCGCTGTTTGTGATCATCCTCTTCTAGGGCGGTAACGCGGTCGGCTACTTCAAGGAGGACGGAATCCGTTGCGCAATCGTTTTTGGCCTTGCGGCGGACAATCTCCCATTCGGACTTTGTTGCCCTGTATAGAATGTTCATGATTTGCCGCTCATTGGTTTCCATGGTTGAAAAGGAACGATCTGTTTGTAGTTAATGCACGCGGCGCCACTATTCCTCCATCCCCATGCAAGCCTGCTATGGTAAACAGCTCTGCATTTGATGTAAACATCGCCATCCTCATCGGCATCGGCTTCGGTTGGAAGCCTGGATCGGATCCAACCGTCAGTATCATCCGCTGACGCTGTTAGCTTAATGTATCCAAAACGCTTCAGGATGCGTTCGATAATACTTGTCATCATCAAACCTTAGCCACAACGACATGTTCACCCTGACCCTGATATTTGCCAGCCCGATCCTGATAGGTGGTCTCGCATGGTTCCCCCTCGAAGAACAGCAGTTGACACACGCCTTCGTTGGCGTAGACGCGGCAGTCGGCGCCGCTGGAGTTGCTGAACTCAAGGGTTAGGTGCCCCTCCCAGCTGGCCTCGGCCGGGGTGGTGTTGACGATGATGCCGAGGCGGGCGTAGGTGCTCTTGCCCAGGCAGATCACCGTGGTCGTGGCGGGAACCCGCAGGCGCTCCAGGGCCACGCCAAGCCCGTAGGAATGGGCCGGCAGGATGAAATAGTCGCCATCTGCGTCGTGATGCAGTGGCGTGTGTTCCAGGTTGTCGGGGTTGAACCGCTTGGGGTTCATCACCGTGCCGGGGACGTGGCGGAAGATCAGGAACTCCTTCTCCGAGAGGCGCAGGTCGTAGCCGTAGGAGCTGGTGCCGTAGCTGAGGACGGGGCGCTGGCGTGACACCATCGCATCCCGGTCTTCGTACGTCACCTCCCGCACCAGGCGCGGCTCAAACGGCGCAATCATGCCGGCGGCGGCTTGCTTCTTGATCCAGTGATCGTTTTTAAGCATTGGTTTCGGGGGTGGCGATGTGGTTAACCAGGAACACCAACACCAGGCCGCCAGCAACGGCGGATAGTGATGTGGTGAGCATGATCGCTGCTGCGATCATGGTGCAGGTGTCTGTCATCGGGCCTCTGCGGCGGCTTCGCTGAACCTGTGAAGCGAATAGCCGGCGGGGAGCTGAATAATCCCCGCCAGGTTGGTGGTCGGGGGGAGATGCTGGTTCGCATTGGCGCGTACGTGGTCGGCCGTGGCGTAGGCCTGCACGGTGAGGTCAGCAGCATCGGCCACACCAAGCCCGCCGTTGTCCGGCAAGGCTGCCGCAATGGCCCTGGCGGCCTGGAATAGGAGATGCAGCCGCCGCACCAATGGGGCGTTGAGGGTGTCGCCGGGGCGGTTGGGGCAGATGATGCTTAGGGCTTGGAGGAGCCCGTCGATTTCAGTTTCGGTGTTGTTCATACCTTGCTCCAGTCGATGGTGATCGCAGGATGAAGCTCGCCGCTGATGATTAGCTCGGCAAGCTTTGATGGCTTGTGCTGCTCAATCAAGGCAGTCAGCTCATCGCATAGCGCATTGCGGCGCAGGCGCTGAGCCTCCTCCGCTTGCTGGATCCGGAGGGCCTCTGCTGCCTGGCGGGCTTCCTCTGCGGCGCGGGCGGCCTCTGCGGTAGCGATGGCCTCGCGCTCCCGCTGCTCGGCTGCCTCCTGGGCCTGGCGGGCGGTTTCGGCGGCGGCAAGGGCGGCCCGGGCTTTTTCCCGCTCCCTGTTGGCTTGCCCCTCCGCTTCCAGGCGTTGCCGTTTTTGCTCGGCCTGGCGCTCGGCTTCCGCGCGCTGAGCGGCTTCGGCGGCTTGCTGGCGCTCGGCCTCAACGGCCTCCTGCCGAATGCGCTCATCACGCTCGGCCTGTTCCCTGGCGGCGCGATCGGCGCGGAGGGCCGCCAGCTCGGCCTGATCGGCCTCCTGCTGGCGCAGGGTGTCGCGGAGCGTCAGCAGCTGCGCTTCGGCTTCGGCATGGCGGGCCTCGCCAGCAGCGCGGAAATCTTCCAGGCCGCTGGTGTCGATGGTGGCGAGCTGCTGCAGGCGGGCCTCAGCCTCGGCGCTGGTGGTCACCCCCTCGGCCAGGGCGGCGATGCGATCGAGGGTGCCGCGGTGCTGGGCGATCCGGAACTTCTCCTCGGCAACGATTTTGTCCAGTTCGCGCTGATGGGGCTCGATTAGGTCTTGGACGGCCGACTTGAGGTCCTTGGCGGTGCTGTCCACTTCGCGGCCACGCTGTAGATGCACGGCTTTGGCATCCTCGCGGGCTCGCTCGATGTCGCCCTTCAGCCGGCGGAGGTTCGCGATGTAAGAACGGGCGGCTTCGTTGTCGCTTGGCGTTCGGTAGTGGAACACCTTCCCTTCGGCCTCCTGGGAGGCCTTGGCGATCCGATGCGCCAAGGCCTCCCATTTGGTGATGGCCTTAGCTTCGTGGACTGGAACGAGGGCTGCGGTCTCTGGCTCCGGTCCTTCCCAATCGGGGCCGGGTTGAGTCGGATCTGGCGCTGTGGTGAGTGTCATCGCAGACTTGGATTGCATTGGGCGGGAGTAAGGGCTGGGTGCTCATCCCAGCTGAGGTCGCTGAGGTCGGGCTGATCCTTTGCGGCGTCCATAGCCGCAAGCCAGTCCTCGCCTCGCTGAACCTCCTCCTGCCGCTCCCGTTCGGCGGCTGCTTCCGCCTCAGCAACGGCAATACGAGCCTCCTGGACAGCCCGCTGAGCCCTCCAGCACGCTGTCCCGGCTACTGCCCTGGCGGCTGCGGCGTGGAACCGTGGGGTGCTCGCCAGGGCAGCGCGGCATTCAGCGATCCCACGCTCAAGATCGTCAAGGGTTGGCCAGGGCTGAAGGGCGGCACCTGGGATACCAATGGCGTTGGCATCAATCCAAAGGTCATCCCCCGGGCGGGGGGTGCCGGTCAGGGTGAACTGGGCCTCCTCGAACATCTGAGTGTCAGGGTTCACCCTGTCGCCGTGGCCATGCCAGGCCCGGCCGTAGAGGGTTCTGTGAATCGCGCCCGGCTGGCAACTTGCCAGCGGTAGGGCCATGGGGGTGCGGAGCATGGTGGGTTGGTGTTCGGTTGTGCAAACAGTAGCGCAGCGGTTGCGCAGTCGCAACAGCTTGAGGCGCAAGGGCATGCTCCTTGCGGTGGAGCGGTGTCCCCTGGCGTGAGCTCCCAGGGGATTTTCCTTGCACCAGCTCAGCCGATCGCAGCGCCTGGATACAACCGCGTCACCAGGCGCTCCAGCGCCTCGCGCAGGGCCACCAGTGGCGCCAAGATCGGGGCTAGGGCCGGCATTGGTTGCGCGTGCACCAGCTCAGCGGAGCGGGCGCTAAGGGCCTCCAGCTCAGCCCGGCACAGGCGGCCGGCGTCACAGGCGGCAACTGCGGCAACGAGGCAGGCAGACCGACGCTCCCAGGCCCACTCGGCCGCCAGGCGGCAAGCGGCGTAGGCTGTGATCGCGGCAGCGCGAATCTGTTCCCGATGGGCCCAGGTGAAGCGGGCGGCCCTCAGGAGAAGTAGGCAGATAAAAACGCAGGCGACGGCAACGAATCGCGCCGCGCGGGCGGTGGTGTTCATGGTTGGAAAGCTTGGGGTTGATCGCCGGGGCGCTCAGGCCTCACCGGTGATGGATCAACAATAATCCACCTGATGGGGTGGTGTCAAGAGGGGCCCGCGCGGACCCCCCCGTTCTGCCGTATCCGCAGCTCTGTCAGCACTGCGGCGTTTGAGGAGCTGAAGCACTCCCCGCAGGCAGCTCGCCGAGGCGAGAGGAAAACAATAGCGCCACATCAAGCCCTGACCTGGGAGGCCTTCAGGATGTCCCGCGCCACTATCGGCATCACCAGGTAGGTGAAGTCGTTCTCGTCGCCGCTGGGGGAGAGCACGGCGGGGGTGGTGGGGGCGTTGCAGCGCAGCAGCACCTGGTCCGAGGTCATCGCCTTGAGGCCATCGAGCAGGT